TGGTAGTTTTCACCTTTTAATGCTTTTGAATTATTTACAAAACCTTGACAACGTAAAAAATCTTTTGCACCCCCTCCAACACCATCTTCATCAATTATAATATTTCGTAATGGTACAGCATTAGCTTGTTGTATTTGCTTTACTTCGCTTACAACATCATTTATAGCTGATTTAAGCAACGTTTTAATCTTTTTAATATGTAACCCTTCCCAATACATTATGACTGTCTTATCGCTTCCAAAACGTGCTACATCACAACTTATATATTTATCACCTGTTACACCTTTTTGACTAAATAGATTTAAAATTGCATCATATTCTATTAAAGCATCATTTGTTGCATCATATTCCCAATTACCAAATAAAAGTCTTTGTTTGCTTAATTCGTCTAATGTTTGTAATTGTTTTTTATAAAACTTAGATATGTATTCATTATCATCTACTAATGATTGTATAAATTTTCTATGTGGTTTTTGTTTCCCCTCTTTTGCTGGTCTATAATACTGTGTATATACCCAATTTTTAGCAGGGTTACAAGTCATTAATAATTTTGGTATTATATTGTAATTATCTAATTTGTAACGCATACGAGATGCCACTATGTTTTTTGCTTTTTCTGTTATTTGATTTGCTTCGTCAATGAATGCTGCAGTTATCTCTAAAGAGCCTAAGCTGTCAAAGTTCTTATCTGATGGATATAAAAATAAATCTTTTAATATAATTTCTGATTTATTAAAAAACGTAATTATATTAGAACCTGCATTAAAATGGTAATGTTTATCTGCTTTTAAATTCCATAATTCACACACTTCAAAAAAAGTATTTAATGTTGTTTTTTTTAATGAATCCAATTTACTTCTGCCCATTAAATAACGTGTCTTTGGATATTTTAAACATAATAATATAAGCCATGCACAACCAACCCATGACTTACCACCCCCTGCTGCACCACCAAACAAAACCTCTGTTGTTTGTTTATCAAATAAGTATGCTATTGCTTGTTCTTGTGTTTTTGTAAATTTGGTATCAATACTCAACTCCATTAATGTTGACATTTATTTTAATTGGTTCATCACCTGAACTTATGTCAAGCTCATTACGTTCTATATATCCACGTTTTTTCCCTTTTGTTTTTAAAAAGAATATTGTTGCTGATGTGTTTCCGTCTTTCATTTGACTATGCAATTGACTTTCACCAAAATCAAGTGCAATGTTTTCAATATCCTTTACTGACTTTGCAAACTCCTCATCTTCTTTTAGCCATTTATAATATGTACTACGTGGTATGTCTGCTTGTTTACATGCTACTGTTACAACTCCTAAACTATTTTCAAGTGCTTGTAATATAGCTTCCTTTTTTATATGTCTACTTTTGTCCATTATTTCTTATATTTTTCTTCTAATATAACAGGTGTTGCATTATTCCATTTTATTCTATGATGTAAACGTTTATATTTATTTCCCATTAAATTAATAGCTGTACATGATGGTGAAAATAATACAGTGTAAAATGACTTTACATATGTACCACCATCTAAATAAAATTCTGTCAAGCCTCCTGTATTACTTTGTGTATCTAATTGCTGTAACCTTAAATCACATATCGTTAAAAATATATCACCTGTTGTTCCAAATCTTACATATGTATTTACATCTTCATTAATTCTTCCTACGAATTGAAAAGGCCTATTTGTTGAACATATAAAAAAGTTCATAGCTTTTCTTGTTAATTTCTTTTTAAATACATTACTTCCTTCCCCTCCTATAAAATCACCACCCTGTGCTATACATAATGTTTTTGCATTTGTTTTTTTATAATAATTTAATAAGTGATTAAACATTTTATCCAGGTTTTGTATTCTTCTTAGCTTTGTGACATATCTTTGTTTGTCATCTCTTGTGTATCTAAAATCCGTATAATCATCATCAAGCACTAAAAAGTATTCATAACCCAATTCCCTTGCAATATCAAATACAGCGTTCCTAGCATAAACTACTACTCTATCATCATTAAAATTATCACCAATATCAAATTTGTTTTTATAATCTTTTTTACTAAATACAATAACATTTTTGCCATATAATTCTTTGTATCTATTAACCTGACTATCATCATCAGAACAAACAAAATATATATCACCTGTATAATTATATTTTTTTAATGTTTCATATGTAATTACCTTTTCGGCTCTACCGTATGTCAATATGAATGTAGCAAACTCTTTATTCTTCGCCATGCTCTTCTATGTATTGTGCTGTAATATTTTCATTTAATGCAATATATCCACCTTCAATAGCTTTTTTAAAATCAATAATTACTAATGCATTATCTTCCATAAGTTCTTGAACCTTTTTATTTGAATGAATATAATATTCAGCTATATTTTTATAATTAAATACTGTATGCCTTAATGATGCTGATATTAGAAATGCTGTTTCTTCTTTACTTAAATTTGCATTTTTTATATTATCAATTAATTTATTTGCTTTTTCAGTATCATATAATTCATTTATTTTTGGTTTATCTCCTGTTGGTTCATATTTAGGTGTTTCGATTTTACCTGTGTATTTTTCACTTTCCTTATCATCTTCATTTTGCCATACATCTAAACCCCATTCATCAAGTGTATTGGTTTGCCATTCATTTCCTAATATATCCCAATCCCACTCACCATATCCAACATTGTCTTTTATTATAAATTCCTGTTTTTGTTCAGCTGTTAATCCTTTAGCTATTTTAACAGGTATTTTTTTTAATCCTGCTTCGACACAGGCTTTGTATCTCATGTTTCCTCCTAAAATTAAATTATTTTCATCAATAACAATAGGCCTTAATTCTAACATTTCAGGAAAATCCTTAATGCTTTTTACCAACTGTTTAAATTTATGTTCTTTTATTAACCTGGGGTTAGATACATTTGAGTGTATCTCATTGATTTCTAGTTTCATAGTATATAATAGATATTTATGTTATTTATTTATAGTCTTCATTTATTCCTCTTGTTCCAATTAATTTTTCTTTTGCTCCTTTCCATAGTTTATCATGTTTTTTTGTCAAACTAGGTTCAGTCCTTATAAGACTAGGAAAACCATTAAAATCCTTGTCATATTCTTGCATATACTTTTCACAACTACATACAGCCTCGACAGTTCTTACTTTTCCATCTATAACTTTTAATGTTGCTTTTTGCAATTCTTTTTTTTCCTTACCACATTTACAAACAAATTTTATCATAGTTTACCACCTGAAACTAATGCTCCTGTTCTTGTTTGACTTGGTTCAACTATTTCATCTAATTCAAAGTGTAAATGGTTAATTGCTTTTCTAATATCTTCTATGCCATTATCATTATATTTGTTTTTACATCTCAATAAATATGTAACAGCAGTTCCAATATTATAATTTAAATCAAAGTTAGCAACTACATCTTTTGCCATGTAACCGTTTTTCCCTTTATAGTATTCAGGTATTTCGTTTTTGTTTGTCATTTTCTAGTATTTTTATTATTCCTTTTTGTGTGTATAATTTACGTGGTTTTAATCCCTTTCTATATTCTTCAGGATTAAATATTAATTTTACTTCCCTAACCAAATCACCATCATATTTTACAATAAATCTTGATGAAGAATGTAGTTTGTTTCTTTTTAAATGTGATAAATAGTCCATTTTATTTGTATTTTTCATAAATTAATTTCATTCCTGTAAAACAAGTATTTAAACAAGAAGCACAATTGGTTCCCCAACTATAGTTTGCATTATAAATTGTATTATATAATTGAACCATGTTTTTTTTTACTTGTTGATTTTTTGCTTTTCCTCTTTTTATATCAGGCCATAATTTTAAAACCTCTTCTATTATTTCGGTTGGTAAATCATCAGGCGTTTCCACTTCTGTTGTTTTTTGCCAATACTTTTCAGGACATTCCATTGATGCAATTCTTGCCTTTATTTTCATAAAACATAAACATCTTTTGCATTGACCTGTTGGTTTAAAATAATAAATACATTTTTTACATATATTAATTCTATCATTATACACATCATTAGAGGTAAAAAATTTATTCATTTACCTTTTCTTTTATTAAACATCTCACCTTATCAATAGTTGTAAATAAACTATTTCTACTAATATTTGTTTTTTTTGCTAATGAATCTAGTGTATTATTTTCATAATAATATAGCTCAAATACTTTTTTATCATACCAATAAACATCATCTAAAACTTTATCAATTTGTTCTAATTTTACTTGTTTATAATTAACTTCTTTTTTTTCTGGTAAATTACTTAATTGTTTTTTTATTTCTTTAAATGTTTGACTATTATTTGTATGATAAAAACTACATATATGATTATAATATTTTTTATATTTATAATAAAACGGACTCCTAGGACTTGTTAATGCTCTTTTTAAAACAACTGCACCATATCTAATAATTCCTTTTTCACCATCTTTTTCATATATATTTTTTAATGTTTCAGGATTCATTTGTAAAAAATACAACATTAATTCTTGTACAGCATCATCAATATTAGTTTTATTCTTTGTTAATCCGTAGCACATTTCTCTAAATTTACTACTCAAGGCTGCTATTTTTTCATATATTTTATTCACTTGCTATTTTAAGGTTATCCAATTTGTCTGTAACATCATGAACCATTTCATTTATAACAGTTTTATATGAATTAATTAATGTAGTATTTCTTTTTGTTTCAATTCCTGATAAAAAACCATTTGTCATTACAGTTAAATTAATAGGTATTATCATTAACCAATCATGCCAATTACCATTATCTCTATAGTTATTATGGTAGTCTATAATAATATTTAATATTTGCAAGTAACTTTGCCACCTTTGTTCATTTGCAACATCACGTGCAAAATCCTTATGCATTTTGATATATGATTTTATTATGACTTCGTGTTCCTTGTTAGCACAAACAGGTATTTTCATGCCATCAATTATAGTAAAATATTTTACATAATACCCTTTTCGCTTTTTAAGTTATTAACAATTGCTTTGTAATATCTTATTTCGTCCTCATATTCAGCTCTAATTTTTTTTACTGTTTGTTGTGCTAGTTGCTCTAGTTCTTGTGAGGTTCCTAACCCATGTTTTGCATCTAATTTTAATCCAAATTTCCATTGTTCACCACTTCTAAACATGTTGCAGGCTACACATTGGACTTGACAGTTCCATTCATGCCATCTTGTGGACATATGTCTTCTACTTTGAAAATGGCCACACTGTAATTTTTTATATGAATCCACTTTTCCACAAGTAAAACACTGTGCAATACCTTGTGTGTTGGATTCTCTTAGTCTAATGTATAAACTAAACCATTTGTCTAATTCCTTTTTTAATTTACTTATTGACTTCACAGAACATTCCTAATTGTTTATATAATTCAACTGGCGGTGGTGTGTATACGTATCTTGACACCTTTGTGTTTCTTCCAAATCTGGTTTTTACTTGTAAAGGAATGCTTGCTATTTCATAACCATCTTTTCTATGATTGAAAATTATAGCAGACAACCTTGTTGCTCCATATTCCTTAATAGCTTCCCAACTAGTTATTTCGCCATATGCTTTTAAATGCCATAATACAGCATCTGACTGTGTTTTAACTTGGTGTTTTTCAATGTTTATCGTTTTCATATTCAGATTTTAAAATTAATTTGTGTTGTTCTTCTTGTAAATCAGCATATTCGCATGCTTCATCATATAAATTGGGATATTGTTCTTGTATATAATCTACAAAATCATCATACCAATTCAATGTATCTTCACAATTTGTTATATGTCCTCTTTTATATTCTCTCATTTTAATAATTTTTGTTTATTATAAAAAGGTACCTCTGCAGGGTTTCTGCCTAATGTTCGTACTTGATATGTAGCATCATCAATAATTTTTTTATGTATTATTATCCACCTGTAAAAAGTTCTAATATTTAAAAAAGGTTCAAAATCTCCAAATCTTACACCCTGTCTAAATGCATCTTTTATTTGTTCAAAATTTAAACTTTTAAAGCGTTTTTCCTGCTGTAAGTCATCTGCTAATATTTTTGCTAATGATGCCATTGTCTTGCCATCTGTCTTTAATCCTAGTTCAATAGATGTCTGGACTATTAATTCATAGCATTTTTCTTTTAATTGTTTCATAGGTATTCTTTTCCTTTTAAATATTCATTAAGTTGAGAATCAATTTTGCTCATTCCTGATTTTTTCCAATCTTTATTATTTTTGCACCATCTTTTTAATCTTAAATTAATGTCAAATGTTTTTTGTAATTCAAATTTCATTTTGGTATTTGATTTGTTTGATTCTGTCCAATAGTCACAAAAATCTTGTAAAACATCTTTTGACACATTAGTAACTTGAAAAACAATTTCTTCAAATTTTAATTTTCTTTTGTCTATACTATTACTATATGTAATATTATTATTAGTTATATTTATATTAGTATTATCTGTTAACTTTTCTTTACAAGGGTTATTAACCAATGTTATGTACCTTTTTTCTATTTGTTTACAACCTTGTTTATATATAATTTTCCTATTAATATAGTTTTTATCTTCTAATAATTTTAACCACTTCTGAATAGATACTCTACTGACATTGTATAAGTCAGCAAAATATCTACTCGAAGCATTACAACGACCATTCATATTGCTTAATGCAGTAATTTCAGCATATAATAATTTTGCATTCGGTGTTAATGTATTATCATACCTGACATCTGCAGGAATAGTTGCATAATAATTTGGTTTATCCTTCATATGTTTTATATGTTAAATTATATTTGTACCCTTCCAAATTTTTATTTATTTTTTTCATATGTTCTGTAAAGCTAAAACAATCTGATAAAAATGTATGTTTATAATCATTTGACGATAAATCAATAATTATATCAGGCCTAATAGAGTTGTTAATATTTAATTTTTGTATAAAAATATCAAATTCATGTTTATCTATGAACTGTTTTTTATTTTCATCAATTTTTTTGTACTCTTTTAAAACCTTAATGTAGCCATTTCTGTATGGTGCATGCCACTTAAAAAAATCATTATGTTTTTTTAAATAGTGATATGTTGCAGTTCTATGTCTATTAATAGATTTTGCTACAATGTCTTTTTTTATCATAGCATCCTTCATACCTACAACTGCTGCTACTGCTCTTGGTATCGCTAAATGCATTGACCTATCTTTACTAATTAATTCCCTTTTATTTACTTTTAAAAGTCTTGATGTAATGTTTAATATTTCATTAAATTCTTCTGTCTGTTTCATAATTAAAATGGTAAATTATCATTGTCATCAGGTGTAACAAATTTTTCATCTTTTTGTTTAGTACCGTTTTTGTTAAATATGCTCCAACCATTAATATTGTGATAGAATTTTCCATTGTATTCACGACTATTAATATAGCATTGTACTTCTACATAATCACCTACTTTGTTTTTTGATAGACTTCTAATTCGTTCATCTCCCATTACTGTTATAACGACTTCAGGGTTGTGTATATCCCCCTGGTCTACTTTAAATGATTGTTTTTTCCATTCTCTTCCTGTTTTTGTTTCACCTGTTTCTATCTCATAGATTTCAGTGATTGTTCCCATAATGTGTGGCATAGTTTTAATTGTTTTTAGTTAATATTATTTTTTAAATTCTTCTGATTCATCTTCACCAAAGACCCCTAACTCGTAGAAGCCTGTTAATTTTAGTACTGCTCTTGACATTGCTCTTTTTTCAGCCATTTCCATAACATACCAAGTGTTGCAATTACCATCTGCAAACCCTTTTCCTTTTAAAGCACTTCCAAACGTTTGTATTTTTAGCTCTTCTTTTTCTTTATATGCATAGGCTTTAACTACACAATAATCTTTTTGACAGTTAATAACTTCATAGTCAATTTCTATTCCCTCTAATGCTTGGATTTTATCAATTCCACTTCTTGTAATAATGATGTAATGTTGGTGTTTAAAGACATCATCTTTAGTTAAATTGTATTTAACATATTTTTCTTTTAGTATTTCCGTTTTCATATCTAATTTAATTGGTTTATAATTTCGTTTATCATATCATCATCAAGTTTTTTATTCCAATACTTGTCATATAATTTAGTGTCTTGTAGTATTTCTTCACCTTTTATATATACATACATATTAACTACCTTTTCAGGGCATGTAATGTCTGTGTATGTTTCACCAAACGCCCATTTTTCGTATTCTTGTATTTCATTAATAGCTTCAAATACACCTACATTATCTTCCAACCATTTTTTTGCTTCGGCTGTTCCTATAATGTAATAGTCTGTATTAAATAATTGCTGGTGAACCTCATCTGCTTCAGTTTCTGTGCCTTTTAAATCTTCCAATCCTTCGATTGTGTAGTCTATTATTTCCTCAAGTTGTGTTTTTGTTATCATAGTTCTTTTATGTGTTTAATTGTTTTATCTTTTATATGTTCTAATGTATCCTTATCTACCCAACAAAGAAAATTATATGAACAAAATGTCAATATAAATTCTTCTCCCATTGAATTTTTTCCCCTAAAATATACCTCACCATCTGAACAATGAAAGGTGTTTATGTCATTCATCATTTCGTATACAATCGGTTGTTTTTTTTGTTTTTTTGCCATTATATTAAATTTATTATTAATGCTTTGTTTTTTTCCATATATATTTTATTATAACCTTCCAATTTTTTAGATACTTTTTTATTACGTTCTTCCAATTCATCTCCGTAAAAATCTCCCCAATATGTTCCACGTTTTTCAATTTTAAAATTATAACATTCGTCTAAAAATAGACTGCTTCCTTTTAAATATTCATCAACTGCGTCATCAATTTGTTTTTCAGTACCAAATACCCTGATAGACAATTCTTGTTGTTTTAAATCAGTATAATATGTATTTGTATATGAATCAATTTTTTGTACAGTACTATATATACTTGAATTTTTAAAATAAAAATCTTGACATTTTAACTCCATAATAATATAAGTTTTGTTACACATACAATAAATACAATAGAACAAATACCAATAACCAAATTATCTAAAAATTCTTGACTATTAGATTTTATTTGCGAAACTGCATAATCTCGCCAATGATTATAGTATTTAATTTTTTTTGTTTGTGGGTCGTATTCACAATGAAAAAATCTTTTTATTTCTTCACTATTAAAAATCTGTTCTTCCCGTGTGGTTCTGTTTATTACTTTAAATTGTGTCATTTGTTAATATTTTATAATTAATAATGATGTAAAAGTAAACAAATAATTTTAACTAACACACTTTTTAACATAAATGTGAACTAATTTATTAACAATTTATTTGTTAATATTTATATTATATGGTTAGAAATAAAACTATTATTATTAATAGTATATAAAAGATAGATAATTTAGTAGAATCCTTTAGCTTCATTATAAAGGCATTAAAAGATTTATTGGTAATGTACCATTGTTTAGAATAACAGCACAACCAATCGCAGGTTTTTTACCATATTTAGCGTATGCCATAGCATATGATTCATGATTTATACCACAACCTGTTTGTGTTCCGTAAATACGATAATTTTGTCCTACATAATGCTCTGTATAACATTGTGTATGTAAATGTCCTTGAACAGTATTCATCATATCAGCACGACATTTAGTTCTTGCAGTACCACCCTCACCATGAATGTATTGTACATCATCTTGCTCAAAACGTTCTACAAAATCCCAATTAGGAACTTCTAAAACTTCTGTATATGATTTAATCCATTTGCTTGGTATTGCTGAGGTTTGACTCTTCCTCATTATCATGCGGTCATGGTTTCCAATTATAACAGTAGCTGTTGGGAACGCTTTATACCAGCGCGCAATCCTTTCGATAGATAGTTCCAACTCAGCCAAACCACCCAACCCATCAGCACTAGTTTCGTGATAACTGCTATAATGATTATCAATAATGTCACCGATAAATACAACTTTATTACAGAAATAAGTTTCATATTGTAACTTACACCAATCGAGGTACTCGTCTAAGCAAAATGGTTCATGCAAATCTCCAATAACCAATACATTCCTTATGTTATTAGCACGACTTCTTTGCAAAGCGAGTATCTCATCTGGTTTTAATCTGTATCTATTGTTTCGCACTGTCTGCTATACCTTGTCCTACAACAAGAGTTAGACAAGCATAAAATAGATTTGATGCTGTTTCTTCGTCAACCCCTAGATATGTAACTATCATTGGAATGACTATACTGCTTACAGCATACCAGAATTTTTTAGACTTCATCATTGTTAAAATTAGCCAATTGTTCATAATTAATTATTTTAGTTAGTAAATTTATTTTAATTGTAAAGCCAAAATACATCTTGGTCTTTTTGTTTATCAACATCGCAATGTACAAAAGTTTTGCCAATTCCAATGCGATTTACACCTACATCTAATAATGACTTGATTATCAATGCCCTATCTCTACTACCTATGCAAGCAATATCTACTGCAAGTCCTTTTTTATGTGAACTTCCTACACGTGCTCCTAAGACAGTATCATTCCAATGTGCAGTTCTATAACCAGATGTTATTTTAAAAGGTACACTTGCATTTCCTCGTGCATAATCAAGTTTTTCGAGAAATTTTTTATCCATTTTAGAACCTGAACCAGGTTCATCAGGTGAATCAAACTCATCAAGAGTAAAATGTTTTAAATCCAAATTGTTATTTTTTGGTTCTAACTGTAACACCGTTATCATATTTAACAGTGTAGATTTTAACACCTTTAACCTCTTGAATAAGTTCTTTAGTGATGTTATCATCATTGTTTTTTTCCTTATTATATTTCGGATTTTTACTTCCTAGTTTTCGTTTTTTCATAGTTTAAAAATTTATAAATTGTAAAAGATATTGCTAAAATTAGAGAAACAAAGGTTAGTATCTCGTTGCATTCTGTAATGCTTAATGCTATAGCAGAACTATTTGCTACTGCAACTTGTAGTGTGTCTTGAATTGGTTTCATTATTTTTATTTTTCAAATATTTTTTCAATTTAGTTTTATTGATATTTTTTACTTTGTATCTTTTTTTCATTATGTTAAATCAGGTGTAAGGAAATTCCTTAATGTTAGTTTAGTTCCTTGTTGGTTTGGCCTTTCAAGATTCATGCCAGCATAGTAAGCATTTCTGTCTGGTGATATGTCTGCACCGCTATTAGTACTATATTCAGGAAATAATGATGTGTTATTTGTAATGTATTCAATCATTCTTTCAATATAGTATTCCCCTGTGTTCTTAACCTCTTCTCTAAGGTGCTGTGCTTCCTCTGTACTTAACGCAGTACCTGTTTCTGATGTCTTACTATATATATTGCCATTTTCGACCTTAAAACGAAGATATGGGATTGCATGGTATAAAGCCATATTAGGTAATAAATCACCAACATAATCATCTAATAATGTTTTATATGCTGCATTAGCAGGATTACCAATTGTACCACCACTAATTAATCCTTTTATATGTTCATATAAATCTGTACCAAGCTTTGGTTCAACATATAATTTTTGTGCTTGTCTTACAAAAGGTAATAACAAGTCAATATCTACATTTAAATTAATTGCAGTAGAATCTTTTAGCTTCTCTTCACTTATGAATAATACATATGCCATGTTATCTAGGTTTTAAATATCCGTTATTTTTCATTTTTCTTGGTGGTATCATTACTAAATCATCTTCCTTTTCTAGTGTAAATCCATCACTTTTTGCTTGTGCTTCTGTTATGATATCCTTTTCTCTAATAGGACTTTTTGCTCTTCTTAAAGATGTTCTGTAAATTCTGCGTTCCCAATAATGAAAACA